TTGTGAGTCTAGTCGAGGGGATGAATTTGAGATATTGCAGTTTCCTGTGCTTCGTATGAAGAATAGATTGGTTTGAAAAGTAGGTCATCATAACTGAGTGGACCTGGGAGAGATGTGTAGTGCTTCGCACTCCATATCTTTTCATTGTGCTTAATTGCACTATTTGTTTTCAACCCTTTCTGCACTTCTTGAAAGAGATCCGACAGTTGAATCGAGCTATCGAATAACAAGTCGACGCACTTCTGTGCTACGACCGAGTTATATAGCTCGACTCCTCGGTTCTTCTCTCTTACGAAGAATGGCTCTGGAACTTTTCCTTCTGCTAGTTTCCAGACCTTCCAGCTCGCTTCTGAGTGAGCAAGTGATATTGGACGGACCTTCTTCCAGTTGTAGAGGATCTGATGTGCTATTCGTAAGTCTAGCTCCTTAGGTTTCTCTACTCCTGTGAGGCCCAGTCCCCCGATCCATTCGGGCATATACCATGGAAGGTTGGTACTAGTTAGTAAGTTCCAGTGTTCTTCGAGAAACTGCTTGTGCACTTCCTTTCTCATCGTGATCGGACAGGTTCTTATCAGTTCCCGGTATCTTGTTCCAATGTTGTTTCGTGGGTCATCTTGGTCGGTGAGACCTATTGATGCTCCTGATCTCTTAAGACCAGTCATCAGACCCATGTTAACATATTTGGTTTCTTTGAAGGGGTTATTTCGAGTGATAAAGTCACGCCTGTTGTATATAAACATTGTAGATGTAGGGTTTTCTTCGTCTCTTTGATAGTTTGTTGAATTAATATTCACAAACTCTCTCGAGTAGTAGGTTTTCCCGACACTCTGTTTAAGTCCAACAAAGTTTGTTAAGACTTTCCATGCCTCGAATCCCTTTCCTGTGCATTTCATGGCAATATCATCACCGTTGATCATACCTGGCCAGGCTCTGAGGGGGGTAACCACCTTGGAGTCCAGTTCGTATGCCCAACGAGACATTGCTGCATTTGCTATGCACAGTACCGGAAAACTTGTAATTGATCCCATTAACTGCCCTGTGGTTTGACGTTTCATTGCGTCTTTGAATTTGTCTGTCTGACCCCCAAGCTCTTCCCAGAGCTTGGGGTCAAAGAATATGTGATCTGTTAGGCTTCTTTTGAATATTCT